AACCCGGCGTGTCCCTGGTCCGTGTGGTACAAGCCGGTGAGGCGGGTGTGCCTGACTTCCTGCTGTGCATCTGCGGACGGTTCGTCGGTGTCGAGTGTAAGGCGAAAGGCCAAGCACCGCGCACCAACCAACGCCTGCACCTTGGGCGCATTACTTCCGCCGGTGGCATCGCCCTGTGGGGCGATGCCGACACCCTTATTCCTGAACTAGATATTATTTACCAAAGGTTGAAGAAATGAATGAATTTCACCAAGCCATGGACAGCCTGTTAGGTGTGGTGTTTCTGAACCACGAGCATATAGACGAGCTAATCGATGAGGCTATCGAGTGTATGACCTTGACGGCTGAAGTAGCCGACTTTCCCGAAGAAGTCTTAGCTGCGATTGTGCGACGTGCTGAAGCAATCCGTGAAGCCGTGAAGAACAACCCCTTGCCTGACTGCCAAGCATCATGCAAACAGCCAGTTCACTGACCGGCAAACGCAAATAATCCAAAATATTATGAGTAAAATTATGAGTAAGTATTTATTGACACCGTTGGCACTGCTTATCTTCGCCCCTGCCGGCCTGCTATGGTTGGTAGCCGAGATACTGTATGTCGTTGTGTTCTTCTTCAAGCTGTTCAGTTCCATCTTGGCTTCACTGGCATCCATCGCCAGTATCAAAATCGACTGCGGAGCATATAAAGACCTCTACAACGACGACACCATTAGTACGGCCAAGCAACTTATCCGCACCGAAATTGCCGAGCAGATGGAAGCCCTGCACCTGTCGTCTGTATTCTTTGCAAGGAAACAGTAATGTCGTTCATTTCAACTATTATTGCGCTGGTTTGCACATGTATCGGAGGGTGCTTTTATTCCTTGTGGGATGTCGCGGTTGTCCTGCTCTTCATACCACGCGCCGTGTTTGAACTGGGAATGCTTTTCTTCGCCCTGTTGTTGGCCGCCGCCAACAAGTCATTCCTGAGTCTGTCGGATTCCGCAGACCCGACAGTGTGGGGCGTAGCCAAGCATGAGACCCGCGTGGTGATTGGTTTCCTGCGCCGAGACCTGCTGGCTACGCTCATGACCCCTAAACTTTTACGAGAGTTATCACGATGAACTACTTAACCCTAGACTTCGAGACATATTACGACAAAGAAATATCCCTCAAGAAGCTGACGACGCAAGCCTACGTCATGCACCCGCAGATGGACGTGTTGATGGTAGCTGTCAAGGTCAATGAAGACCCTGTGCAAGTTATTGATGGCGAGCAAATCCCTACGTTCTTCGCTACGGTTGATTGGTCTAATACCGCAGTCATCGCGCATAACGCCGTGTTCGACGGCAGTATCCTGTACTGGCGGTACGGTGTGCGCCCTGCGATGTTGATTGATACCATGAGTATGGCTCAAGCATTAGGCGTTCCGACCATTGCCGGTAGTGCCAGCCTCGCCACCTGTATCCGCTTGTTGCAAGAAGCAGGGTACGCCGTACCGCCTAAAGGCACAGAGGTGCTGGACGCATTGGGCAAGCGCCGTGCCGACTTCACGCCCCAGCAGTGGGCAGACTACCGCGAGTATTGTAAGAACGATACCGACATCACATGGTTTCTCTTCAAGGTACTGCGTCAGTACCTGACGGACGAGGAGATGCGCTTTCAAGACATCATCCTGCGCTGCTACACCGAGCCTCGTCTGACCGTTGACATCCCTACGGTTGAGTACGAGCTGAACCGCTGCCGTACCTATAAGGCCGAGCAGTTGGCAGAGGTGTGCATGATGTTCAACACCACGCAAGAGGATTTATCCGCGCATCTGCGCAGTAACGACAAGTTCGCCGAAGTTCTGCGCGGTCTCGGTGGTATCACTGAAGAAGAGATGGAACAAGGCAAGTCCGGCACATTCATTATCCCGACCAAAGTGTCAGAGAAAACCGGCAAGACCACATGGGCGTTCGGTAAGACCGACGTGGCATTCAAAGAGTTGTGCGAGCATGACGACCCCAAGATTCAGGCAGTGTGCCAAGCGCGCCTCGCGGCGAAGTCGAGTATCGACGAGACCCGATGCCTCAAGTTCCTTGAGTATGGTAGCTACGGCTTCTTGCCGATGGGCTACAAGATTGGCGGAGCGCATACAAATCGCATGAGCGGCGGCTCGGCAGGTTGTTTCGTAGGCGAGACCATGATTGTGGTGCTGCCGGAGGGGGCTAGTGCCACCGAGTGGGAGTACCGCATGATTAAAGACGTTCAGCTTACCGACCTGATATGGGATGGTTCTGACTGGTGCGCCCATGACGGGGTGGTCTGTCATGGTGTGAAGCGTGTGTACAACTGGGACGGCCTGACCGCTACTAAGAACCACGAGTGTTTTGTCGGCTACGACCGCGACCGCACCGAGCGTTTTGAGTGGTTTAGGGTTAATAGATATTCCCTTGTTCCGGCAACGCTGCCTGCCGGTGGTATTTATGAGGCCATGCCGGAGGCCAACATCTGCTACGAGGATGGCGCAAAAGCAATGGTTTATGACATCCTGAACGTCGGCGACCGCCACTGTTATGTCGCTAATGGTAGATTGGTTCACAATTCCGCCAACATGCAAAATCTTCCCAGCGGACGGCGTGAGGGACAGAGCGACCTGCTGCGAAGAAGTATTATTGCACAAGGAAATAGTGTCATAGTTAACTATGACGCAAGTCAGATTGAATGCCGCGTGCTGGCCTATGTCGCAAACCAAACAGACGTGCTTGGGGTGTTCGCCTCCGGAGGCGACGTGTACTCGTTTGCCGCGTCAAAAATTCATGGCATACCATACCAAGAGATTGTAGAGGGGCGTAAGAGTAATGACCCCGATACGGCGCACAAGTACAACATGATACGCCAATACGGCAAGACCGCTACCCTTGCATTGGGATATGGTCAAGGAGCGCAAGGTTTCCAAAAATACGCCTTATTGACCGCTGGTATCAGCATGGCAATGGACGAATCGGCTACCACTGTCCGCGCGTGGCGTGATGCCAACAATTTCATCACAGGGTTTTGGCGCATGTGCGACCAAGCTCTTGCCGCGATGGTATCAGGTGGTCAGATGTATTTCGGCGGCCCGGATGGCAAGATGTTCTTCGCCGATGGCAACCGCTATATCTTCGGACGCAAGGTCGCCGGTATCCGTATGCCGAACGGTTTATGGTTGAACTACCCGAATCTTAGTGCCGATTTGACAAACCCACGCCGTCCGCAATACTTCTACGAGAAGTGCGGGTATAACGGTAAGCCTTTGAACACAAAGGTGTATTCTGGGTTAGTCGCGGAAAACATCACACAGGCTCTCGCGTTCGCCATCATGAAAACCCAAGCAGTATGGATTGCACAATACTACCCGATTGTGATGAACACCCACGACGAATGGTGTATCGTCGTACCGCGCGAACAAGCAGAGGTCGCTGCGGAATATATGCACCGATGTATGTGTACTGCGCCTGATTATATTCAGGGCATTACCCTCGCGTCAGAGGGTGGCTGGGCGCAGAGCTATGGCGCAGTCGATGATGACTGGTCTAAACGCCCGAACAACCCCGACCACAAACATATTTTCAACCCCCAAACTGGAGAAATCCTATGACAGCCCAACGCACTAAAGACTGGAACGAGTTTGCCGCTAAGGTGGCAGACCACATCGAGAACTACACCGTACCACAGTACGGCGACGCGCCAAACGACAACGTAGAGGCGTGGTCGGCGCAAGACTGTATCGCACAGATTCAGAAATACGCCGCACGTTTTGGTAATAACCAACGCACCGGCCAAGAAGAACTCGACCTCATGAAGATTGCCCACTACGCGCAACTGGCTATGGGTAAGATGACGCAAGGGCCTTTCGACCGCGATACCGCCATTGAGTACCTGCAAGCGGGTAAGGCAGTACGGCGCGTCAATAGTATGGATGTTGTTGTTCTAGCCGTCATAGGTGGTAACGCCTTATCCCGCTTTGTCAACGCCAACTATGGTACGGGCGAAGATGAAGTTAACCTACCTATCCCTAACCAATTTCTTTTATCGCGCCCCTCTGGTGGCGTGGGCTTCGACTCAATGCTGCCGTCAGCGTTTGAGGGTTGGGTACTCGCCAGCGACGATGAAGTACGCGAAATCATCCTCCGAAACACCCAACAAGTGGAGGTGCATCATGACCCGCGTTAACCAATCTGACCTCGTTAAACGCTTGGCGGCGGAGTTTGAGATTCCTGTTACCCATGCCAAGAAGATGGTAGATTTCCTCGTCGAACAAATGTCAGAGGAATTGATTAAGGGTAATACGGTGGCGTTGCACCACTTCGGTACGTTCCGTCGGGGCGAACCGTATGACCGACCTAATTGCAATTTCGGTAAGAGCGGTGTCGCCCACTACAAACCACGCATCCGTTTAGTAACCTCTATCCGGCTGCGCCAACGGTTGTGAAGCAGTTGCAACACGAGAGAATCCTGCGTATAATAGCGCAGGATTTTTATTTATAGGAACAGATATGAGCAAGCATAAGGTATTAAGTTACAGTGCCATCTCTCAATTTGAACACTGCCCTTTGCAGTACAAGGTGGTTAAGCTCGACAAGCTGTACCCGTACGAACAATCAGAAGAAGCCAAGTGGGGGGATTACGTTCACAAATGCTTAGAAGACGCAATCATGCGAGGCGTAGCGTTACCAAACAACGTATCGCAGTATCAACAATTAGTAACCGCCGTCGAAACGCGACGGGCAAACGGGTGGGAAGTAGATTGTGAGCGCACGTTCGCAATCCATAACGACTACACCGCAGAGTTCACGACAGACCGAGACGTATGGTGGTCTCCGCGCAACGCGCTCGCCGGTAAGATAGACGTGTTGATGGTATCGTCCGACAAAGATGAGGCCGTCATCGTTGACTGGAAGACCAACAAGTCCGCCAAGTATGCCGACCAAAAGCAAATTGACCTGTATGCGTTGTGTGTGATGTTGGCGATACCGACCGTGACTAAGGTCACTGGTTGCCTCATGTTCGTCTGCGACGACTACAAGATGGTACGGGCTTCCTACACTCGCGCCGACATCGACAGGCTGAAAGAGGAATGGCGTTGGAAAGTAAACCGCGTCGTCCTAGCCATCGTAAACGGCAACTTCCCAGCAGGCGAGGCCACACCGCTGTGTGGCTGGTGTCCGCACAGCGAGTGCGACAACTGGCAACAAGGGCAGGACTACCTTGCCCGACGAAAGAAACGTAGATGACCCGTGATGAATTTATAGCTGCTGCCCGCGCAGCGCAGCCAAAGGAATATGACTACTCTCGCCTAGAGCCTACGTTTACTACCTCCGCCAAAGTGCCGGTTTGTTGCCCTGAACACGGACTGTTTTATCAACGCGTCGATGCTCATTTGGATGGTCGAGTTGGGTGCGTGGAATGCCGACGCGCAATTACTTCCGCGAAGCGTACTGCACCGTTCATCGCTAAGGCTACGGCGTACCATAATGGTAAATACGATTACTCCAAAGTACAGTATGTTGACTTGGATACTCCAGTGGAAATCGTATGCCCCACACATGGTAGCTTTATGCAAACGCCTAAAAACCATCTACGCGGCGGATGCCAAAAGTGTGCGCCTAATACCTCAGTAGATTTCGACGAGTTTGTAACGCGTAGTCGTACCGTGCATGGCGACCGGTATGTGTACCATCGTGCTGCATATAAAGACGTGTCAACCAAAACCCGTATCACTTGCCCCATACATGGCGACTTCGAGCAAGCCCCGTATAAGCATTATGGTGGACAGGGGTGTGGTAAATGTTATGTACACCGCGCTGCGTTCTCATTCCTCGACGACGCTGCGGCAGTGCATGGTACTAAATACCGGTACTTGGAGGAGTACAAAGGCTACTATGTACCAATACGCATTGAATGCCCAGAACATGGAGAGTTCACGCAAACACCAAGCAACCATCTACTAGGTAGCGGCTGCCCTAAATGCGCCTATTCTGATGGCCGTTCTGAAATTGAATGTCGCATTTCTGATAAATTCCCACTGGCGGAGCAAGGCAACCGTAAGGTATTGCACGGGCAAGAGATAGATTTGCTTATCAGCCCATCACTCGGTGTGGAAATCAATGGTATGTTTTGGCACTCCGAGCGCAAAGGTAGAGGTAAGGATTACCACTTAGCCAAGACTACCGAAGCAGCTTCGGTAGGCGTACAACTCTTACAGTTTTGGGACAGAGAGGTCGTTGAGCATGAGGATATTATCTGCTCGATGGTTAAGGCAAAAGCCGGACAATCAGAGAATTTGATTTTCGCGCGGTACACAACTGCCGCCGTGATGCCATCTAGCACAGCATACGAGTTCCTGAAAGCCAACCATCTGCAAGGTGCGTGTCCCGCTACCGTCTGTATTGGGCTGTACCACATGGGCGATTTGGTAATGGTGGCGACCTTTGGTAGGCCACGGTTCAATAAAGATTACCAGTGGGAGCTGCTGCGGTTATGCTCCGTACTCAATACCACCGTAGTCGGTGGAGCGTCGAAATTGCTAAAACATTTCATGCGCAGCCATACTGGTAGTATCTTGAGCTACGCAAACCGAAGATGGTCTGATGGTAAAGTCTATGAACAACTTGGTTTTACCCTCGTTCGTGAGACCGAACCAAGCTATGTGTGGTTCGATGGCGTTCGCGTGTTATCTCGTTACCAGTGTCAGAAATCGAAACTTCACAAATTGCTCGGCGATAAGTATGACCCCGCTAAATCCGAGCGGGAGAATATGGTAGCCTGCGGTTACACTAGGGTGTGGGACTGCGGCAATTTAGTATATGGATTAAGTAATGACTAATATGTATTTCCCGAACGTGCATGAGCGCGTTCTCCGCATTAAGACCACAGACATCGCCGCTGTTACTACGGCGATTCCCGATGCGCGTCCGGTGGAATACCACCCTGACGGCACGGTGTGGGTCGATGTCGATTGGACATTCGACAACATGACCAAGCTCTCGCTCGCCGGTCAACCGGCAGTGAGTACCATCTTCGATGGTTACGCATTCAGTGGTCGAGACCGCCCCTACTACCACCAGCTTCGTATCGCGGAGTTCTTAGCCCGCAACCCTCGTGCTTACTGCTTCGCGGGCATGGGGACGGGCAAGACCCGTAGCGCGTGTTGGGCAATGGATTACCTCATGTCCATTGGTGTCATCGGTAGGGTGTTGGTGGTCTGCCCTAAGTCGTTGATGTACTCGGCATGGGTGGACGACATCATGGCAACCTGCATCGGTCGCAGATACTGCGTCCTGTACGGCGACAGCAAGCGACGGAAGGAGTTGGCACGACGTGACAACACCGAGATAGACATCATCAACTTCGACGGCGTGGAGATTATCTCCGACACACTGGTGGTCAACAACTACGACCTGATTATCATCGACGAGAGTACCGCGTACAAAGACCCATCGACCAAACGTTGGAAGGCGTTGGCGAAGCTGATTACCCCGCAGACAAGGGTGTGGGCGTTGACCGGCACACCGACACCGCAGGGCGCGATGGATGCGTTCGGTCAAGGCAAGCTGGTAAACCCCACCCGTATGCCACGCACCAAGACCGCCTACCGCGACACGGTACAGTACAAGGTCAGCACCTTTATTTGGCGCGACAAGCGCGGATGGCAGGACACAGTTAATCAGTTGTTGCAGCCGTCCATCTACATCCGCAAGGCGGACTGCCTCGACCTCCCGCCGGTAACACGCAGTTACCTCGACGTGGGATTGAGCAAGGCGCAGGCCCTCGCCATCAAAGCTATGGTTGACGACATGGTTGCCAACTTCGACACAGGCCATCAAGCCGTCGCTGCCAACGCCGCCGTGCTGCACGGCAAGCTGCGGCAGATATACGCAGGAGCTATCTACGCCGACGACGGTACAGCTATGGCACTGGAGAACAGGGCGCGTATCGAAGCAACCATCGACCTCATACGGCAAGCCCGCGAGTCGGGCGACGACAGCATAGCAGAGGGCCGACCGCACAGTAAGGCACTGGTGTTCGTACCATTCAAGCACGTCATGACGGTACTTGAGGACGCACTGAAGAAGCACTTCGACGTGGCGGTCATATCAGGCGACACCAGCGTCAGCGAGCGACGGCGCATCTTGGATAACTTCCAACAGACCGCCTCGCCGGAGGTCATACTGGCTATCCCCGAAGCGTTCTCGCACGGCGTGACGGCTACCGCCGCCAGCCTCACAGTGTGGTACGCACCGCCCAGCCGGACAGAGACATACCTACAAGCCTGCGAGCGCATGGACAGACCATCGCAAACGCAGCACATGAACATTGTCCACCTCTACGGGGACAAGAGGGAGCGTGAGATGTACCAACATCTTGCAGATAATAAGCAGAATCAGGAAACTCTACTTCAACTCTACTACGATACCCTTGGTATCAAGAAAGGACAGTCATGAACACAGTAGTCTTTCCCGATGTCGGATACACTCCGGCGAACCTGCGCTTGTTACTCAAGCGTACCAATACCACACAACATCAGGCAGCCTTACTATTAGGGGTGCATGAGCGCACCGTCAACAGTTGGTGTTCCGCTATCGACAACTCACAGCACACGGATATGCCGTCTAAGAAGTGGGTCGAACTTCAAAATATTTTAAACGAGGGCTTGAAACACGAGATATTATCTCGTATAATAGCCCCACAACAATAAGGACTTCAGATATGGACTTATCACAATATACAGAATCCCAACTCGCCGAGTGGTATATCAACAACCGCAACTGGCTCGCCGACCGCAAGGAAGATTACGAAGCCACGATTGCAGATGTTGAGAACACGCAGGCCGAATTGGAAATCGAAATGCAGAAGCGGTTGAATGCCGCAGATGCTACCAGCTTCCGCACTAAGGGTGGCACTATCGTCTCCTCCGACCGCGTGACATATAGCGTGGAAGACAGAGCAGCGTTTGGTAACTTCATCATCGAGTCCGGTGCGTGGGAAGCAACACAGTTGCGCCCAACCAAAGACTTCATCGACGACTACATTCGTGAGAATAACGGTCAACTGCCGGCAGGTGTGGCAGCGTACACCAAGAAAACCATCTCGGTTAAGAAACCAACTAAATAAGGAACATGAAAATGACAAATCTCCCAGCCAACACCCAACAAGGTGGTCTGATTATCGGCGGCCAACTGCCCGCGTATATGCAAGAGCTTGCCGCGCAATCCTCTATGGGTTCGTTCGGCGACGGCTTCTCCGGCAGCCGCCGTGTCCAACTGAAAGGCGGGCAAATCAACTTCTTGGCCGAAGACGGTAAACCAATGGGTACGGTACAGAATGCCGACGGCTCGATTACCGCGTTCCCTCAATATACCAACAGTGCCGACATCATCATCTTGGGTATCGCGCCGGAGGGCAACACCTCTTATCGCACCCTGTACCTGACTCCGTTCAAAGAGGGCGATACGCTACCGCCCGATTGTTGGTCTGCCGACGGTATCCATCCGTCCCCTAAATCGTTCGCCAAGCAGTCCGATGCCTGTGCGTCATGCCCTAAAAACGTAGCAGGTACATCGTCCACCGGTAAGGGTAAGGCGTGCGGCTCTCGCAAACGCTTGGTGGTGGTCTTTGCCAACGACCCTGAAATGCGCCTGTTCAGTATGGATTTACCAGCGACTGCTTTGTTCGGCACTTCCGCCCGCGCCGCAGAGGGCTACCTCACACTGGCCGACTACGCCAAGATGTTGAAACAAGGAGGCGCAATTTGGGAGGGCATCGTGACTGAAGTATGCTTCAGCGAGGGCGCGAACATCGGTGTACGCTTCAAAGCCAAAGCCTATGTTGAGCAGCAGAAAGTGTATCAACTGCTGCAACTTGGTAAGACTGCGGAATCCGCCGAGATTCTTACCATCGACTTCCCTGAACGCAAGACCGATGACAAAGCACCTGCGGCACAAGCCTACGTCGCCGCCGACCCTAAAACTGCTATGCTGGCTAACCCAGCGTTCCAAACCACCCTTGCCCATCTGCGTGATTGGGCGCAACACCCGTCCGTGACCGTAGAAACTATCCGCGCCGAAGCTGCTAAGTACGGCGTAGCCCTGTAAAGAAAAGGAATTAAAAATGAACCAATTAACCATGTCCGATATTCAATTCAACTTCAGCAACGTAGCCATCGCGTTACAGATTGGTAATGATGGAAAAGCCCAACTAACCTTCACACCAACCCAAACCACAGACCTTTACGCAAACACTGTGCAACCTGCTGCCGCTCCTGCTCGCCATCATCCTCACCTTCG